GCGAATGCAGCAGCAACATCTAGTTCTTCACCAGTGATGTGCTCGATTACTTCCTTTACCATACGGAAGTGCTTTGCTTCGTCCATAGCTTGACGGCTTAGTAGTTCTAAGTCTTTTACGTCAGTAGAAGGATCTGCGGATGCAACTTGACCAGCGATGGCGTACATGTTCTGAGCTTCGTTGACCATACGTCCACGGAAGTGCTCGACAAGATACTCATCACTTGGCTTAGAAGCGAAGAAACGACGAACGTTTGAGCGTGAAGCTTCAAATAGTTCCTTGTTTCCTTCCTTGATCTTCTTGACGAAATCTGTTCCAGAAAGCATTTTTAAATTACCTATCTACAGTGTTATTTAGTATATATGAAGAAGTATCTCAGATGGTTCTGTTCTGTATACTCCATTTTTAGGTCTTTTACCTTGTAATTATATTTTTTTGCAACAGAAAATATCTTGTTATGTGACCACTTATACCATTCAATACCCTCAACACCCTCATGTGGTATACCAGGATTGACTCTGAATATTGCCTCACTTCTCCATAAGGTGTGTAGTTTATCTATTTGATTATCAATAGTTTTCTCATCACCAAAATTTATTGAACCAAGACACAATGCCATGTCAAATGGAACTGACCTATATTTTTCTATTGATACTTTTATATCTGCAGCATCATTGTATGGATCTATACCAATAAGATTTGGAATTAAACTTTTGAGTTTGTTATAACCACACCCTACATCTAGGACACTAGATGGTTTCTTACTATTAATGTAATCGACCAAATTATAGCCACTATACTTAAGAAATTGATAATTCGTGTCTTTCCAAATCCCATTAAAATAGGACTCCATCACTCTGTAGGAGGAGTTTCCGAGATTTCACCACCATCTATTTGTGTCTGTTTCTGTTCTAATTGTTTTGTCAGAGTAATAATCTTTGCTTCAAAAGCGATGTTCTGTGCCATCAAATTGTTTAGTTTATTTTGATAAACTTGCATCACTGCATTTACTTCTTCATTCATAATCTTATAGTATGGTGATCTTATTTAGTACTAATAATTGCCTTTACCTTCTGTGACATCTGGATCAGTTTTTGCTTCTAAAGCTGTTAGAAACGCATTCATTTTTTGAGGTATATCAGTTATCCAACCTTCGTAATATCCACAGTTTTCACTTTCAACTGCACCAGCATAAAACGCAAAAGCATATTTTCCTTGAAAAGCATAAAATTTTGTTGTGCCATCTGCCTCTAACCATATACCCTGATTATTCATGCCCCCAACACTTCCTGTTGTATATGTTGTAATACCTGCAATGGTGCTCAACATTCTTCCTACGTATCCAGGTTGTGCGTTGAAATGATCAGAAATTGATTTACTTATACCTTGAGTAATAAAACCACTGTTTAGTGACATTAGAACGAGCCTCCATCTATGGTTATGTTTTCAAGTGAACGAGTTGTTCCAGAACATGATATAACTTGTGTTGCACCTGCACAATCATTCACATGCAATGAGCCTATTTCAAACCCTGCATATTCAGAGATAGTAAGAACACTTGAACTCTCAGATACTTGAGATCCAACAACTATTCTACCTACAGAGTCATCCCAAAATACAGCAGCTTTCTTAGCAGAACCACTATAGTAGTTCATGATAACACCAACGTCTTTATTAGTATCTGAACTCAGTGATGCACCATCAACAACTTGTAACTCAAGCAATACATCCTCAACAGTTGTATTGACTGTATTCAACTGTGTGACTGTTCCACTAACTGTTAGATTACCACCAACTGAAAAATCACTGGTTGCGTTGATACTACCCGTAACATTCAATTGTGATCCATTGAATGTCAAATTACCACTATCTTGTAATTCACCACCTGATCCAGCAGTAACTACTCTTCCAGATGTAAGATCACTTACTTTAGCAGATGCCATTGTTGTCACACCAGTGACAGCAGCATGTGTTGCTTTGAAGTATGTAATTGTACCTACACCTGCCACATTGACCGCACCAGCACCTGTACCTCCAGATGCAGATTTATTTGGTACAGTATCCCATGATAGATTGCCCGAACCATCAGACTTCAAGTATCCAGTATTGACAGCAGTAGCTGGCATTACATAGTCTTGATTACCTGCTAATGTGGTGGGTGCCTTGATTGTTATTGAATTTGCACCATTATTTCTTGCTTCTACAAGTTTTACTCCAGACGCTGCTGTAGCACTACCCTTGTCCCAAAATCTTCCTGATCCTATGAATTGATTATTGCTTGTTGTAGAGTCAATACCTACGTATAGATCATACTTATCTGCGGTAAATCCTGGTTCACCTGCTTGAAGACCAGGTAGACTAGCGAGATTACCTCTCTTAAACTGTAATACAGGACTTGCCATTGTTTAAAAACTTCCTCTTAGTATTTAGAATTACGCCCATGTTCCAGCGTCGAGATCAATTTTATTATCTAAATCATCACCTAATTGATCGATTACAGTGGTTGAAAAACCAACAGGACCTGATACAGATCCCACAGCAGAATCAACAACTGAATCTGGACTTACAAAAACAAAATTGTCAGCGTTAGGATCGTATGTTAATACAAAATTAGTTCCTATGCCAGTTCCCACTGCGGTAGAAACAATATCTGTGATGTCTCGTAGATTTGCCACTCCTTCCTCCTCTACAGTAAATGCGACGAGTGGTTGCCCGTCAAGATTGGTGTCCGCATGATCTGATACGATTCCGACTTTAACAATTTGAATTGACATATCATTGTGATGCTGTTGGAATTACTAACGCTTGACCAGTGATTACCTTAGTCTTGACATTACTATTCCTGTTTATAACCAAAACGTCATACTCATATCTACCAGCAGTTATGATACCAGTTTGTGCAGCAGTAAGACTTATAGTAAGATTTCCTTTAGTAGGTTGTCCACCATACGTAGCAGCAAAAGCAACATTACCTGTTGCTTCAGCATGCTTTCGCATCTTCGCTGAAAAATCATAATTAGTTAGATCCAATGGGTCATTGTCTCTTTTACCTAGGTCAAAGGTAGATGAGAAGTCTGTACCTTTATCAATTTGTATATTGACTGATGGGACTGCCATAGATCTTGTTCAGTATTTCTATTTATTTTCTTTTATAATCAAGTCTTTCAAGACATCAATTTGATGTCTCAAATCATCAATCTCATTCTGTTGTCTTCGACGAGCGTCTCTATCATTTATATAGCGTTCGTAACCTGCTGTGTCAGTGTTTACTATCGCCTTTGTCCTCACATCCCTTTTCAAATTTGGGTGATTCTCCACCTTGATCTTTTTTGATGGGGTATGTTTCATCTAAAGTTTTCTCCAGAATTTCTGCTGCTAAAGAATATGCATTGATCATGATGCACAAGAACAGTCATCACAATCATAACATTCACAGTCAGTAGGACACATACAACCACATCCAACACAAGGTTCTTGTATCTTTTGGTGTTGATGTGCTGCTAGGTTGTCTAAAAAATCGTTTATCATGGTTGTATTATGCCACAGCGATGGCTTGGAAGTCAAGTAATTCAGCAGGTGTTGCTTGGTTTGTTGATGCAATAACAATTTTTACTTGGAATCCAGTGAACAATGGTAAGTCATCTTGAGTAAATTCATACTCTATGAATTGATTCTCAAGACTTGCCACCACGTTAGTGTCAGCTCTACCACTATTGTTATTAGGATTTATAACAAACCCTGCTGCATCAAGATTATCAAAACCTGGCATCAATTCAAACACTTTATCAATTTCATCACCATCTGCTCTTTGTAATCTATACAAACATCTGATGTCTGCTGATGCAGGTCTCATCGCTCCAACTTTTACTTTGAGAGAGGATGCAGGTGTATCGAGTTTGATGACCTTTGTTTGATATATGTTTTCATGTGGATCATCTACTTTATTCACCCTACCACTTGAAGCGTAATCTCCTACAGGTGAGTTGATTCTAGAACTTCTTGTGGATATGCTGCTTCTGAATGCATCAATGACAGGTGATAAATCTTCATTGGTAGTGTTCATAGACATCTGCAACATGAATGATTTATTAGCTGGTAATTGAGATAGTTGTGCCTCTTCATTAGAGAATGATGCAACCATTTTAGTTTCAGTAAACACAGTTTCATTCACAAGCGATATATTTGTAAATCCTTTATCCACAAATGATGATTCACCACCACTGACACTGGTTGCAGATATTGTTCTGATACTTGCATTTACATCTGTGCCAGGTGGTAGAGTATGTGCCACTGTAGGTGTGATAGCATCAAACATGATATTCTTTGTAGCTCTACCCTTTATACCTCCACCAAATTTATCCTTGGAGAAGAATTTAGTACCTGTAATTTTGACATGGTAAGAGTCGAGAGTGACTCTATCTTCAATACCAGATGTTACGTTGATAAGTGAATGTGTTTTGTTTATTTTTCTAAGTGATACACCCGATAATTCATATTTTTGTATTGGTGTCCCTATAGGATAAGTTCTAGGGAACGTATTGTCTATACCACGAACAATGGTGCCACTTAGTTGATTTGTACCCACAGATGTATACTGTAAGATTTCATTACCAATCATGGCAAAACCAGGATTACTTGCTGTAACCTGTTCTCCTTCAAAGAAACTAAATCCTATACTACTTGCAACAGATACCACACTTGTTTCACTTATTCCATAACCTATGGTTGTTTTGGTTGAAACTGAATCACCTGATATATCAGAAATTTTTACTGTGTTATTCACTGCGTGATTACAATGATCAGGGTGACTGACTCTGAAATGTAATCCATCATATTGATTTGTATTTGTTGTAACTGTAGCAGGTACAATATTAGGTAGAGTTGTTCCGTCAGATATAATTGTATTTGTAGTATCAAATGTACCTGTATTATTAGTCAATACAAGAGAATTTACTGCTGTTGTAACACCAACAGTCACAGTAAGGTTTTGTCCCAAACCTTTAGTTCCAATTGCAGCTGTCATAGTGTCACCCACCTGATATCCAGTTCCACTATTATTCAAAGTGATAAATGTAACAGATCCAGATGATACAGTAGCGATACCAGCAGCACCACTTCCACTTCCTGTCAAGGTAACAAATGAAATTGCTTGAGCACTTCCATCCTCGTATCCTGTACCTGCATTTGTAATTGAAATTCCTGTGTCATTACCAACACCACCAATATGTGCCAATTTCTCAGCAACAACTCCACTAGCTCCTGAGTTAGATGTTTGAGTGATTATAGATCCAATGTCAGTACCTGTTGCAATAGATGATGTAAGACCGACAGTCACTCTCTTAGAGAATGTTTCTATTGGATTCTCAGGTAATTTGTTTCTATTATCATGTATGTTTAATGATGGGTTATAGAAGTTGACTGAACCAGCATCTGTGGTGAATTTTGCTCTTCTAAGAACATATTTCATATCCTCCAACTGAGATGGTGTCCATGTCCCTGCGGTCTGACCCTTGAACAATGATCCAAGTGTAGGCTGTTTTGTCACTATGACCTTGCCTAACTCTGATTGATCTGCAGTTGATATATCTGCCTCACCAATTTGACATATCCACTGGTTGTAGTCTGATGTTGCGGTAATTATAACAAAAGCATACTCACCTTCTGGCAAATAAACAGGAGACTCAAATGTAAACGTGGTTGGCAATGACGCATCTGATGATACGTTTACCTCATCTGGATTTTTGATTACAATACTGTGTTTTCTTACGTTCCTTGATGGATAACCATTTACAACATCAACTACACGTAATTCAAGAGGTATGGTGTCTGATTTTGTTGCAAAGAAGAAATCAACAGATGTTATAAAGATACCATCAGTCTGGTCAACTTGGAATGTCTGTGCAAGTGGGTCATCATCCTGTTCTTGTTGAATGATTGTATTCCTAGTAATATTTGTGATATTTTGTGTAATATTTGTTATGAAATTAATAACAGGTATTACAGGTTCTGGTTCTATTCTCGCAAGAGTATTGTCAGTAACTACTGTACCCTCCGAGAAGTGATCGGTACTAGCTCGACTGAAGTTTATACCTGGTGTGACGGGATCAGTTGGTCTCATACTGGATACCAATGCAGTATTTGTACCGTTTATAAATTGTCCTTGCTCAATATGATAACAACCTATCAAAGCACCCACATCATCACTAATCAATCTAAGTTGGTTTATTTCAGCTTCAGCACCACTTGTTTCACCTATCAATCTCATACCCACTCTCGCAAAACCAAAGAAATTGGGATCAGATAACTGCGACAAAGACTTAGTGTCTATATTCAATACAGTGGTGGTTTCTGAATATGATGATGACAATCCAACATTGGCCTCATATGGGTTATTGTTGTAAGTCACTGTAGGACTATTGAAAGGTCCATCCTTGTGATTCGGTGTTCCAAGTCGGAATCTCAATGCCACAAATTGAGTGCTACCTGTATTATCAGAAATTAATCCACTCACAGTTTCACCAACTTGGAATGCACCACTAACAGGTGTTACTTCTAATAATTTGGGTATAACATTATCACGATTCTCAATCATGTCTACACCTGCCCAAGAAGTATAATGATTCGTACCTGGTTTTAGACGAGTGCCGATAAATTCAATATTTTGCTCTCTCATATCTGGTACATCTCTTTCAGTAACGATAAGATCTGTACCCGTAGAGAGAGATAGGAAATCACCTAACTGTTGTGCTTCATTGACAATAAACACATCAGAGTCTGGGTTGAGTAAAAGATTACCTGCCCAACTTCTTATCATATATGGGTTTACGTTTTCTACTCTTGTTGCGAATGGTTGTTCTCTCTCTACAACTTGTTCATAATCAAGTGTTATAAGATCTCCAGTTCTTCTTACATTTGGATTACCAAAATCTGTTACATACCTTGGGTCAATAGAAAGATCTGGTGCACCGTTCGTGCCCACAACGCTATTAGAACCAACAAGCAGATCAATAGAATCTGAGTATTTGCGTGATACGAGTTTTCCTTCATCTATATCATATTTTAAGAATGGGACTGTTTTGTCAGCTACATCAAATGTATTGAAAGGATCAACAACAAAACCATTTTTGAATCTATCTAAACCTGTGGTTGGGTCTGTGATAACTAAACTTTCAGTTTTAGATTCAAGTAGTGACAGTGAAGTTGAGTCTTCTAATTTCTCAATTCTAGTCTCAAGAGCACCAATATCTCTCATAGTGTATCTTTGGTTTGCACGGAAGGTTACTCGAACCTCACGTTTTGCATCAAAGACATATGGTGGATACTCTATTTTAGCTAGTTCAAAAGCATTTGGTATAGCTTCTGGTTCAACAGGTTTGACAGCAGGTTCACCTTGTTTTATGATGAACTTTCCGTTTTTTTGAACGTACAATCTATCTATTCTGGATAGGTAGTGTTTGTAATCAAAAGTAATGTTTTCATCTGACACAAGAACTCTTGCAGATTGACCAGAACCTGAAAAGTCTCTTGAATCAAATTCAAATGGTGATCTAGTTCCACTATATGGAGCAACTCTTGGTCTAAAATCAACCACATCAGTATTTCTTATCTCATCAAACACAGGTACGGTGTTGTATTCATTAGCATCGTAACTACTTGCTGTGATTATATCACCAGAGTCTTCAGAATTTATGACATAGTGATCAAAATATATCTTCAATCTTCCCTGTGGTTCTGGGAACCCTTGCTTACGTACAAGTCTACCAAAATCATAGAACTCTGATCTTTGTCCATTATCAAGTCTGTAATTTCCTCTTATGTTGTTATCACCAGGATCCACGTTTGACAATATTGCACGTACTCCACTCTCTTGGAAATTGACTTCTTCACCCTCTACAAATGCTTTATTGTTTTTGAATATAACATCGACTTTTGTTGTAGAATCTCTACCAAGAATCATAGCAGCAGCACCAGAACTTACACCGATACCAATTTCACCCAAAATAACATCACTATTATTACCATTAGGTCCGTTGTATGAACCTAGTGTAAGTTGAGGGACTGTAGGATCAGCGATCCCTGATGATTCAAATACAGCATGTACAGAAACAACATCAGGAACATCTAATGATATCTCTCTATCTTGCACACGTTTACCAAATGCAGAGGAGAATGTAAGACCATCTCCAATAGCAGTGGTAACACCTGAATTTGATCTATTTGAACCTGAAACAATTAGACTAGCACTTCTTGTAATATTTTTTACTTTTGATTTTACTTTTGATTTTTGTTGTGTACTATGAACCACAACATTATTACTCTGACTCGCTGTGAGTCCTGATATAGTAATACCTTTAGCACCACTTGCTATTGTGACCTGATCGGATGTAAGAGATTGTATAGATCCATCAGTGTATATTATTGTATATCTTTCTTCATCAAAAGGTGCGTACACTAAGTCTGTACCTGTCAAAGATGGCATGGTCAACTGTCCATTACCATTTGTACTTAGTCCTGTGTCTTCTACTCTTATTTGTAAAAGAGAATCTGTGAGATCTAGTGACTCAATTCCCCTATTAGGTAACTCAGCATACATGAACCCACTCTTAGAGCTTCTTATTTTACCTGATACAATCTTGAGGTCACTAACGGTTACCGCAGCAGTAGGAAGTGCTTTGTGACACACACCTGAGACTGTGTTGGGTGCTGCTACAACAGTTACATTATTGTTTGTTGCACTCACTGCACTTACAACGTTGAATGTCACGTCTGTTTGACTAGCACGTTTGTATGCTATGACATCACCTATCTTGAAGTTCTTTGTCCATCCAGATGTACCACTGGTAACCACAGACGCACTACCAGATGCTGCTGCGATACTGAATGATCTACCTGTAAGATCTTTCTTAGTTTCTAATACTACATCAGCAGCAAAAGTTCTAGATGCTGCAGTTGATCTAACTGATCTTACATCACTAAGATCAAACTCAGTTATCGCTGTAATTATTCTACCATTTCTCTCACCATTGATTAGGATTTGCTCGTTGCTAAGAAACTTACCTGCTACTTGGTTTAACACTACAGTTGTGGAATTTGAAACAGCAGACTTTAGAAAACCTCTAGCACCAGAACTTGCTCCCTCTATCACAGCAGGTAAAGGTATTGTATGTGCTTGATTAAGTGTAAGCGATACGTCTGTTTGAATGTCAAATAAAAACAATTCAAATACACTTACATTTCCTGTGTAAGCAGCGTTCTGTAATTTGAAATCATATACTCTTGCTCTTCCTATTTCTGTCAACGCTGTTGATTTAGTTGCTCCTAGTCTTTCTTTTTGTAGTGATACATAATCAGAATTTGCAGCAGACAACTTGATCTGTGCACCATTGAGTATATTGTTGAGTCTTAGTTTATTACCTGCCTCAAATGGCACAGCAGATGATTCAACAAGTCTTGTTGTTCTAGGTTTTTCAATATCAATATGTCTTGAACCATGAGTTTTTACCTCATATCCTTTTACATATGCTTTACCAGGTCCTATCCTGATATTCATCAAATCTTTTGAAGGTGTGTTACCGTCGTCTGTAATTTGTTCTGGGAAATAAGTGCCAAATACGTCTACCCTGTCATTCAAACACTCTTTTGCTTCTATATCAAACTTATCAACATAATAATTACCACTCTCATCAAATGTTCTTCTAGCAAATTCTTTAGCTATCTCACTGTATATTGTGGTATCTACAATCTTCTTTGTAATACCTTGTTCTACACGTTGTAATTCTATGAAGTTCTCGTCTTGGAAATCAGTTAGTTCTTTCTTAATAAGAGAAACACTAATCTTGAACCTATCAGCACCAGGAGCAGTGTAGTTAGAGAATCCAGCAGCATTATCGTATAAACTGTTATCATCAACAGCAGTAATAATCTCTTCTTTAACATTGAGACCTACTCTGAATGATGCGAATGGTTCATATTGATTTAGTATTATTGTTTCTGGATTTACCTCAAGAAATACTCCTCTGACAAACCATACACCTCTTGTAATAGCGAAAGCAGATCCTACATTTGTTGCGTTTGAGTTGATTGCGGTGGCAAAGTCTGATCCATTTGATATGGTCGTTATACCATAAGTGAAGTCTGCTAGTGTTGTAAGAGTCTCACCATCTAAAAATTCACCTGTCAAATAATCATCTGAATCCTTTTCATATTTGACATATAGTGTGGTGTGATTTGTTTCTGATGATGCAGAAGACAATACTTTCACAACTTGAGCGATGATACCTGATGATTTACCTTGTATTCTGAGACCAACCAGTTTGTCATAGTATAATTCTACAGGAACACCAAAGAATGTAGACTCTACCTTGACAGATGTATATTGACCATCATATTTGAATACGCCAGGGATGATCATCGATCCCTCTTTGAAGAAGTGTTTACCAAACTTCTCAATCTGTCCTTGTAGGATAGATTGGAGTGTGGTTAGTTCTCTTGCTTGGACTGGACTGCCAGGTTTGAATAATACTCGATTGAAATTCTTCGATGAGTCATAATCATCAAAATATGGACTGACATTTAGGTTGGTGTTCTGTGGCATCGTTAGAATTCTAAGATGATTTTAATATCTTCACGTTGGTTAGTTGCTCTAGTAACTTCTGGTCTGTGGTCTATGTAAATTATATTTCCAGAATACTTTTTAATTTCTGGATTCGCTAAACCACTATTATAAGTTTGACCAAAGTAATATGTTCTAGCATTTACTGTAGTCGATACTCCAGTGAATGCTGTATCAATAGCTAGGGTCTCCGTACCTGTTGTGGTAGTAACAATAAGATTTGAGTTACCGCCAGTAGCAGGTGTCGCAGTGAATCTATTTAGTTTGTAACCAAAGGTGGGTTTATTACCTGAAGTATCATTTGTAGCAAGGGATCTGTCTTGCCAATACTGTAATGATTTTGTTATTGGGTCGTATCCTATAATTTGTCCCACAGCAGTTGACCCAACTCCAACTGTTTGTGATATTTGTCCGTCAACAGCAACAGTCATACTTGTTGTCGCTGCACCTGTAAGACGCACTCCATAGACACCTGAGGCAGATGAAGCAGTTAGTAAATTATTACTTCCATGTGCTAAAGGGTTTTCTACAATTCCTATACGTGCAAACTGGTTGCCTGTAGGGAAATCAGGATTCGTCACATCGCTATTTTCTATTCTTGAGTACACAAGAATTTTGTTTGCTCCCATCTCTCTGTAGATGTCAGCACCATGTCCACCTGGTGGTGGGATGATTACAGAAAATGATGCACCCGTTCCTGTCACTACATCATCTAAATCCAAAGTAGCAAATGAGTATCCACTTCCTCCGTTAGTCACCTGAACAGCAGAAGGTTTACCATTGATGAACGTAACAGATGCCAGCCCATCAGATCCATCTCCCCTTATAGGGACAGAGTTCTTAGTGCCATTGAATTGATAAGAAGCAGTTGTAACGTCTTCAATAACAATGGTTTCGATTTTACCATCAACTGCTGCATTTCTTACATCTGCAGTATCAGTGCTTGTCAACCAATCAGCAGGGACAGGTATATAATCAGCACTATCAAATTTTATAATATCACTAGGTTTAATAGTATAAAGATATTTCCAAATATATCCATCACTTTCAAGTCTTGGTTGAAGATCAGTATGTACTGGTTCCTCTAATGATATAACACCTGCACCACTATTTGAAGGTGAAGCACCATTGTAAATGCACTCATACACTCTGAAATCAGAGTTCATAACATAAAAATTTGTGTTATATAAACTCGTGGAATTTGTTTGTGGACTAAGTTTGTTTATACTATAGTCTTGACGATACATCTCATATATCGTTCCTGATGACCAAGATATCTTCTTGATTACTCTTAGCACATCACTTGATGTTATTTTTTTAGCAGATATAAGAGTGTCATATATGTTATCATGTTCGTCAAAGTTATCAATCGGGGAAGGAGTATTTGTATTCCAATCCGATGCGACAGAAGTCGCATTTGGTAAACCTATGAAGACATAATAACTGTTGTCAGTCGTCGAAATTCCACTTACGAAATTCGTCGCATTTAGAACTCTTATCTGATCGGTTATGACAGCTGGCATTATTTAAATCCGAAATTTAGCTCGTAATTGTTATTTATGTGTAATCCAGAGATAACTTTGTCGTTCTCTGTATTTCAGGAGCAGTTGATAAACCTGTAAGTCCATTTAATGGATTCACGGTGTATGCTAAACCTACAGCTCCTGTTGTAAATTTAGCGTATGAATATGCACCATAATAATTACCTGCACCAGAACTAAGTCCAGTGAAGTTACAACCATGACCAGAGGCAATTTCAGTAAATACTCTGATTGTTTGACCAGATCCTACTCTCGTTATATCACTCACTTGGAATACTCCATCAAGTGCAATCGTTGTCATACCAACGGTTGTTGCACCATTATTAGATTTTGCTGTGACACCATTACCTACATTTGATCTACTTACTAAGAAGAAGTCACCTGTACCAATACCAGTTTCTGTAAACCCACCAAAGTCATTATTTCTCAAGACTGAATTAGAGGGTATTGAAAATTCAAATTGTAATCCTGTGGCTGTTGATCCAACTCCTACGATCACTCCTTGATCACCCTCCATAGTCACACCTTCTATAGATTTGTATGGATTAGTAAATGTTGTTGTACCAAATCCACTATTGTCTTTTTCAGTATCTACAATTTTTACACCAAAACTTGTTGTGTTTGGATCTTCAGTTTTAGTAAATCCTATGACACCTGATTTTCCGTATACCACAGTATCTGTAGTTGCCACATCTGCAATAATTTGAGTTGCAGGGAATATCTGACCTGCATATAATCCTCTTGCCTTACTTACCTTGACACCATCAATAATTTTATCATCTGTCTGTTTTCTCCATGTCACAGGTCTGAGTGGTGTTTTTGTTTCAGTGATTCCTTGACCCTTGTATATGGTTGTCTGTAAAGTATCTCTTGACACTATCTCTCTTATCAATCTAGTATCCTGTGTCAATATAGATCTGTCTGATGGTGGTGTATTGATTGTTATCTCATCACCCTTCAGTATTGATTCAACTGCTGAAGCAGTTCCTATGTCAGCATCAGTTCCTCTATAGAATAGTATCTGTAATGATGATCCAAAAGCAGGTGGTTCGGTAAATTTGACTTGTGTGCCACCATTGAAGTTATATGCAACACCAGGTTTTTGTAAAACATCATTGATGAATATGAGTAGTACATCATCAAGACTGATTGGATTTCCAGTGGTGGTCTCTATACTTATTGGAGCTTCGTTTTCTGTCAATGTAAATTGACTCTTACTTCCGTTGAATTCATTTGAAAAATCATCTAAAATTTGGAATTTGCCTAGTTGCCACCCTGCGAACTTATCATTTACAGTTCTTGTGACAGTGAATGTTGCTGGTTGAAAATTAGTTCCAGCACTAAATTGAGTTGGTATACCAGCTATAGTCAAAGTTTCCCCAACCGTAAATCCGTAACCAGGATTTATTAATTGTGTGCCCGATATACTATTACCTTGACCAACACGTATCGACACAGACGCACCAATACCAGTGCTTGCACTTATCAACTTAATGTCATCATAACCATATGGTGAATCAAATTCCAATAAAGGAACATTAGTGTATGTGTAACCAACGCCAGGTGTTCCGTCCATAAACACCTTCTTTATTCTTCCATCTTGAATAGAGAATGTACCTGCTGCACCCGTAGTTGGATTGCCTCCTATTACTCTTACTTTAAATTGTGTGCTACCACTTCTATAACCTGATCCTGTGAATCCCATCGCCACGGTGATTGTACCAAACCCAGATACCACAGCAGTACCAAAACCTGCTTGTGTTTGTTGATATCCAAAGCCTTGAGAATTACCTAGTCCAGATATTACACCTCTCTTTGGTAATCTGTTAGCATTTACATCAGATGTACTATAAGTTTCGGTTTGTCCAGCAATATTATTTCCTGTAAATCTAATCGATGTAATTCCAGTTGATGATACGTATTCATAATCTGTATCAGGTTTTTGGAAAACATTATTCAATAGAATGACACCAAAATCAGATGATATACCACTGATATTACTTCCACTAGACTTGAGAGTAAATGTTTTTCCTATTCCAGTAAACTGATCACCAACATCATCTAGTACTTTGTTCCCAGAATAATCAGATCTTATAAATGCTCTTCCTTGAAATTCACTACCAGTTACAACATCAGCTACTAGCAAATTGTGAGTGCCAATTCCTGAACTTGTAAGATTGATTGAAACGCCAGTTACTGCGTCTCCAGCTGTCTCCGCAAAAGAAAAATTATTTGTATCATTCTTGATAATATAATAATCTCTATTACCAGTAAGTGGTGTTGGTGGTGTTATAGATCTTAGTTTGACTTGTGTCCCAGTACTGAATACTTCAGTCAACGCTGAAAATGTATTGTTAGTTGTGTTTACAGCAGCAGATGAGACTCCTATGGTTTGTCTTGTGCCACCAAAAGGAACATCTGTAAAATGTATTTTATCCTTTCTTATTTGATAATCACCTCTCAATAAACTTACTGCAGCATTTCCTGTATGTGGTTCTTCAAAAGTTCCCAACCACGCTCTATCAACGAGTATATTGTTTGACATGGTGCCGAATCCAATAACTTGAATTCTCATTATCTCATTACCTATTTTTATTAAATCATATTGACCGAATCCTCTTACATCTGCTAATCTAACTTCACGATTTAGCATTGTATTTTCTGTTGTGGTTGCTGTTCCAGTTACAGTAATGATTGGGGATTGCAATACATTATCCACAGATATCATACACTTTGTATCTGGTTTTAGACATGTAAATCTATGTGTTGATCCAACTCCCACAGTTGTAAGACCTATAGGATCATTCGCTATAGCCAGTGCTCTAGTTGCTGCAAGTTTGAATTTGTCCTCATTCACTTTGATTACGAATACTTGCGAAGGAAGTGTGGTATCTGCACCTATACCAGAACTTGTATGATCAATACCAACTGCTCTCGTATTTCCTGTAAAACTATATTCTAGTTCTTCACCAGTAACTAAAAAATGATTTTTTATAACAAACGTATCTGCACCTATTAAAATATTTGCACCTGATGAAGCATTGAATTCGTGAGAGAATATAGGGTCTCCCTTATGAGTTAAATTAAATGACCTCTGAAAACTTTCGCTTTCAGTGTTGAATTGTTTATTGAGTGATCCTAGTTGAAATGACATTATAGTGTGTATGTGTTGTCTTCTGATACAGAGTCTGGTCTATCAATTTTAAGTTCAGCAACCCTTATTGTGTATGCTTTATTAGCTAGTGGTGTAAATCTCAATAAGGTATTATTTCCTGATATATGTATGTCAGTATTTGCCATATTACGTTTAGCAGAATCATCTGTGTAGATATTATTATACTTGTTGTAATTAGCATTTCCTCCATATGAGTTTGCACTCACTATGAATACTGAATAGTTATTATCAGTTGTGTTATTAATTTCAACATGGAATCTGCATGAAGTAAAATTAGCGTATGATTTAGTTGATATCGTTAGAGGACTTGGAGAACCAGTAGCAGATATGTTTGTAAATGTTCCATCTAACTGAACATCACCTATGTCATATACACCAGTAATACCAGTGTTAGCATGAGTCTGTGCAACACCTACTGATCTTGCTAATGATGTTACAGTAACTGCCATACCTACAGGAGATGTATGTCTAAGTTTCAATACATTTCCAAGCATGTTTACTTGGAAAGTTCCTATGTCAGTATCTGCGTCCATCTTACCAAAATTAGTAAAGAGAACTTTATTTGACCCATCTGCTAGCCATGTAAATTCATCAATCTCTTTTTCACCAAGAGGTCCTCTCGCTGCAACTAATATACTACCTGATTTGTACATTGTCGCATCAATAGCATCAACCTCCTGTACAACTGCAGAACCAAATACGTTGAGTGATTTAGTCATACCTTTGTATTCAGAGAATCCGAATGATGTAGAAGCAACTCCTACACCGTTAGTCATGATCTCTTTATGGAATGTTATGTCATAACTGAATGATGAATTGTTTGGTACAAATAATACACTTGCTAGAGGACCACTCACATCAGTAGTAAACTCACCCAAATCACCAGCGTCTGCTAATTCAGCATATGTGTTTAGATATGCATTTACACCATCATGAAATACAACAAACTCTGAATATTGTGTGGAGTTATATGTTTGACCTAGTGAAGTGTCAAGAACAACTTGGGCATAATATTTGATCGCATTTATACCATCAGAACCTGGTCCTCCAGTCAACATATCAAAGGTGTCTAATTCTACAGATCTTATCAAATTAGCATCTGAGTAGAATTGTGGACTCAAATCGTCTATATCAAGAACTCTGTTTGTTTTGCATATAATAGCGTCACCGAATCTTCCATGTGTAAACGATACCTCGTCACTAACTGTTTCTTCTGTATTTGTATTCTCACTTACTAAATCAAAATTAGGTTTGTCCTGTATAGATGCTTGTGCATCAATAATCACAACTCCACCTGCTCCTGATGATATTCCAGCAATTTGAGGGGATGTAGATGGTACTGAATTTATAATAAGATCAGAGTGTTTTTTAAATCCAGATATATGTGCAAGTGAATCTACTGGTTCACTCCATGATGCGATACCAACTGTGCTCTTGAGTGAGTATGCAAAGTTTTGATAATAATCATTATCTTGTACTCTTTGATAAAACTCATTTAATTTACCAGTATCTCTTTCCCAACCAAATGGTTTTTCTGCAGAAGTATCAAGTGTGAAGTGCCCTGTGTATGCCTCGGTAGATTCAATTGTTCCACCTGCTTTTGAGAATTTACCTGTCACTACGTCACCAGTATTGAATCCCACTAACGAGTCAACACGTAAAACATTTCTTGTTTTTCCTTTACCTTTTACAACCTCTGCCTCAGAACCAGATGATGATACGATTGGCTCACCATTTAGGAATGTGCTTTCAATAAGATTGACAGTAAACTTAGCAAGGTCTTTGTCTCTACTTACAGTTCCATATTTACCAAGATCATGAGTACCAGGATCTTTATCAACTGTATATGTTATTGATGCCTGATTGACATTACCAAAAGAAGTGTTTACACCTGTAAGTGTAAATGATTTATATGAAAAGTCAGATGAATTGTACCCATTACCTGTTTCTATACCTACGTTTTCAACAAATACTTTATCACCAACTGTGAATGGTATTGGTACAGCAGTTGTAAACCCAGTTGTTGGTGTTTGTAGTCTTAGAGTTACAGTAGGACTTATATACGACGCACTTATTATACCCACACCATTACTATTATCAACTGCAAATAATTCAACATCACCACTACTCAAATTACCACCTGGCGTAACTATTTTTACGTCTGTTACTGATCCACCTGTTAGTACTCCTTCAAACTTAGCATTTTCATTTATAGAATCTGTCTTGCTATTGTACACAACAAAGTTAGGTGGTGTAAGATAATTTCTTCCTGTTGATGTTATCGCTACACTATTCACAGCAAAGTTATCTTTCAACGATACAATCTGTGGTACAGCTGCTTGAGGTTGTAGTGTCAAATCAGACGGATAATCAAAACCTATGTCAACTAATTCAATTTTATCTAATAGACCAATATCTTTTCCGAAAGCTTTGAGATTGGCAGATGACCCTGTTGTTGACGCAACAGATACTTGTGGTATGTCTTTGTATCGTACACCGCCACCTTGCAATAGGACTCTAGCAACTCCACCTTTGACACTTGGACTGTTTGTGATATAAGTCAATTGAGATGCACTTGAGTATCCTACTTTTTCAGGAACTTCAAAAAGATTGAATGAAAATGTGCTAGTGGAAATTGATAATATGTTATGCTCACCTGAGAACTTACTTGGATTGACAAATATCTTACTATAGTCTTTGATGTCTTTGTTTGTCTCTATAATCTTTGCATTCTGTAAGGGGAAGAATTTGTAGTATAATACATCAGGAACACGATTCGTAAAGTGAATAGATGTTTTAGAATCTGCATTGCCAGGTATACCTGTGTCAACAACTTCTATATCAGATTTACCTGTACCAACAAATGCCTTCTTATATGAGTTATCAGTAAAGAACTTCAGCTCTGTATTTTCTAATGATATATCTGACGTATCGATATCAAGTGTATCGCCAAGTGTAAGTGATATAGGAGGATTGACGGAAGAACCTATGCTTACAAATCTTGTGCCAGGATCATACACTGCAGAAATAGAACTTGTGGCAGATGATACCACTGTGAGATCTAAGAAGTCACCAGTTTTGAATGTATGTGGATCATTCGTGGTTACATCTACGTTTATTATTCTTAAAGTTCCTGTGACAACATCTTTTTTTGTTTTAAAGAAGTGTGTATTACCAATACCTGCGTTCGCACTAAGCATAACTCTCTGCAAGTCAGATCCTATACCCGATTGAGTTGTCACAATACCTATAAGGTTGTTATCTATCTTTTGAACAAATACCTCAGGTGGCATTGGACTTGCAAACGTAACATTAATACGTTTCATCGCATCAGTTTGATACTTGATTGATGTACCAGCACCAGGATTGTACTCTACCTTATCACCTGTCTTGAATGGATGATTTGGTAAGTAGAATGATCTAGTTGGTATGAAAATATTTTTTGTTTCATTATTGAAGAAAGGTGTAGTCTGATTTCCACCTCTACCAGCTACTGTAACTGTGGTGCCAATCCCTACTCCGAATGTACTACCTGTACCAACAGAAGTTTCAGCGTTGAAATAGAAACTTACGTCTTCTGGTGTGTTTAGATTGATAGGATTATCAATGTTGTATGTAAATTCATTCTCTATTCTTGTTACTCTTGTTCCGAATGTGTGAGCAGCACCAACTGTACCATTTTGTGCTCTCAAAAATTCTACTCTATTGTTATTGAAATCAAAATTATAAATTTTTAGTTGTTCACTATCAATTTGAACAATATCGTTTATCTTAAACTTATACCCTCTAATAACATCAGGTAACCACTCACTTAGTAATACACTTGTAGTCAAACCAGTTGCAGCACTTGTGGCCATACTCATACCAATGCCAGTGCTTACAGTTTTTACGTTTATTTTAGATTGTGTAGTAAGATTGGTATGTGTTGTAGTTGATATACCAATAATTTCCACAAACGCATTATTAGCAAGACCATGAGCCCCTGTGTGTATCCCAGTTACACTTCCACCATTTGATATCAATACAACATCATCTATTTGTGTGATAGTAGATGTGATAGTGCTTATGCCAGGTCCTTCGATAAAACTTACCTTACCTACAGCACCAAATCCTCCAGTATCAGAATTATCAAAAAGAAGTTTATCTCCGACGTTATAATCTTTACCTGCTGTGACTATATCAACTTTTTCTATTGATCCACTCTTCGTGTTGGTAATGATCGAGTTAGTTTCTGTATTTTTATTAGCATTTGAAACGAATTGATACTCTTCAATATTGTATGGTTGTGTATTTCTTACTAGATTCAAGGAAACAGGATCATCATTCTGACTGAGATCTTTGGGTTGTGGTTTAGAATTATAAGTGTCACCAATAATGTATGGGAACACAGGTGTTCTGACACCCCTGAACGGACTATTAGCGTTGATTACAAGTGTTGGCTCAAGAGTAGTATAATATGCGTATATGCCGTTTGGATATTCAGGTGTAGCTGCAAATCTACCATTACTCTCGTCTAGATCTCCTGTACCCTCCACGTAGGTAAAGTCTTCTGTGAAGAAACCTGCTGGATATATGCTAATGTTAGGTCCGTCAACTCTTTGACTTGAAAGTTTGACGTAACTTGACTCAATATACTTCTGTGAACCATCAACAACAGCGTAAGGACCGTAGATAGGATGACCATCATAAGCCCAACCGATTATTGGAGAATGATCTTGACCAACATCACCAATAAAATCTCTTAGTAATCTTGGTACATAGTAGTTTACATAAGGGTTTCCAAGTAATGATGAAGTAGGTGTCTCCAAGAATCCATCATCCTCTTTTACATCACCAGACTTGGCAAATCTTTCAACTTGATTTACAGTCCATGTCTTGATTTTACTTGAGAATATAGCTCCACTACCAGGTGTGGTTGCACTTGCAGTTGTTTGTGATTGGGTGTATCCAGCACCTTTTTCAATCATATCAATTCTAATGATCGAACCATTTGCTACCACTGCTTTTGCCTTACATCCTACACCATCACCAGAAATTGAGATATCAGGTGTGCTAAAGAAATTTTCTCCACCATATTTGATAATAATTTGATCAACTCTACCTTCTACTATGAATGGTTGTAAGAAAGCATTTTTACCCACTGCTGTTTCAATAGCTGCTTTGTAATTATCATTTATTACAGTAGATCCATAATTACTACCTTTATCAAAAACATGCACATCCTTCACTTCTCCCCTGATAATTGGAGTAGCAGAAGCGTTAGTTGTATTGATACCTTGTCTTCCAGATATATCAATTACAATAGGTGGGTCTTGGAATACATGTGTGCCCAGACCATCATCGGTAAGTGATATAAAACTATTGAGTTTCTCATCATTGGATAATCTAAAATTATCCTCATCAATTTTATTAACAAAATATTCACTATCTTTTGTAAGACCACCTATCGCACTATTGATAGTTCCTAATGAAGTGTATTTTACAATTTCAGAATCAAGGAAACCATGACTCTTTATGTTGATTGTATCTGTAAAAGTGTTTATACCCGCAATTGTTCTTATTTCTCTGTTCTTAAAATACCCCTTATTCTCAACAAGAATTTTATCTAATTTTTTCCTTCGTCCTCTCGTTTTGAATTTTTGTAGTCCACCACCATTGAGTGTAAGATCTATTGTTCCGATACCTGCTAGTGCTTTTGTTTTAGACTCAGATATATGCATCTCATGGTCATTTATTTTCACCACAAAATATGGTGCAGAGTCTACAAGGGTGCCAGGTGTAATACCAATACCAATAGGATTGCTGCTTCCGTTTGTGTCATATATTATTTCTTCACCATCTTTGAATCCATGTGGTTCAGGGAATACAAACCTATCAGTAGATGTGTTTACAACACCACCTGTGCTTGTAGAATCAAACTCAACTTCTTGATGAATAAACTTCATCTTTGCCTTTGCTATGGCGGTTGTATTATTACCACCCACAATTTTTACAACAGGTGTCTCTTCGTAATCAAATCCCTCAGTGTCTACAAAAATCTCTTGTAAAGTGCCTTCAACGTGTGCTATGACTGATGCACCCAAACCACTGTGCCCATCTTGTGAGACCGTAAGGCGAGGGGGATTTATGACATCATAATCAGATCCTGAGTTCAACACCTCCACATCTTCAAGAGGTCCAAAGTATACTATGTCAGATGATTTATATGAATATGCTTCAACACCATTTACAAAAAGACCTACTCCTCCCTGCACTGTTTTTTCTTTATCTTCCTGATAGACAGGATCGCTAAATTTCCTTAGTAATTTTTGACCACTGACATCATTACCAAAAACAGCAAAAGGTGTCAGTGTATGTGATGTGGTGATACCTATATCATTTCCTGTGAATGCTGTAAGGAATTGACCTCTACGTACGTTCTCTGCTGTATACGCTAGTTTGACTGTATTATCATCAAGTTTCTTAATATAATATGCCTCACCCATATTCAAATTAGTAAGAGTTCCTACTCCGACAGATGAATATACTACTAGGTCACCATCATGAAAATTGTGATCACTAATTGAAATCTCTACAGTTGTTGTACTGATACCTGAATTGGAAAAAGTTCTAATTCTTTTTTGAGGATCAATAGGATAGTTTGGTAAACTATTTGAAGCAACATAAGTTGACTCATTGTCAGTATATGTGTTTTGTACATCTACTGTAAAACCACCAGAAGACAATTTTACCTTTCTTCTTACTTTATACTTCTTGCTGGAATCTAAATTAGGTACGTTTGCAGATACAGAATATCCAAAAGCACTATTTTCAAATACAAAAGTTACACTACCAGTAACTACATTATCGGAGTCATTCTGATCTATAACCTCTATAATATCACCAACATATAGTGTATGTTCTTTTGCAGCAAAACTGAATCTGTAATTATTATTACTTTGTAGTGCAAATGCATCAATATTATATGTTGAAGAATTATTGTAAATCCAAGTGCTATATCTAAGTTCGTTTTCTTTCCTACCTAAGTGCTTTATGTTTAGTTTAGAATCTTCTTGCTGATTCTTTGCTTCTCCTACAAAAGAATTCAATACACCCAAAACATTGAATGTAACAGGTTTTGTTAGATCTCCATCTTCGTACGATGTAGCTTGTAAACCAGACCTTACTGTAGATCCAATACCACATGGTGATGTTAGAGCAGATAAACCTAAAAATTGAGTGTAATTTTTAGACGTATATGATAATTTTCTATCTTCAAAACTTACTGTTCCTGTAGCACCAAATCCAATTGTCGAGTCAACATTCAATATGGTAGATCCAATAGGTGAAGAATCAGTAATAAATGTTTTACCAACTTGTTGAAATTTACCTATTGTAGTACCCTTCGATATCGCAACCTTGTAAAAAAATTTTCCACCAATTGCAGACTTTTCAACGTTGTATATTGAACCACTTGTTTGTAGTGGAGTGGTTTCTTGTATTAAACTCTGACCGACTATATTGAGTGGATTACCAGATAATAACTCACATATCAATACATCATTTACAATGTATTCTGCATCAGATGGTTTGAAGATATATTTTGAAGGTTGAATCATATCAACCCTTTCACCATACAAAGCTCCAAATAATATCTTAAATGCTTCCTCTGTTCCTTTAGAATTGTAAAAATCTTTGGACTGTCTTATAAAATTAGTTTGATCTAGTTTATTGAATAAATTTCTTTCTGAAAAACCAGGTAATATTTGTTTCTTAAGTTTCTTCAGAAATTCTTGCAAAAATACATTACTCAGATTTGTTACTCTGGTATCAACCCCATGAGTTCCAACACCTGTGTTTGTAAATGTCAGGTATTCGGGATTATTTGTTTTATTATTATTTTCTATTCCACTAAATCCTCTCACGCACCCAGTGAAAGAAGTAGAACCAATTCCTGTATATGTTATTATCTCATCATCTACTTTGAGTAAACCATATTGTCTTGGCCACCCTTTTGTAGATTCAACATATATTACTGATTGAATACCATCAGTATATTGTGCTATTGATGTAAATCCAGTAAGTGTCTCTTTGTTTAGAAAGTTGAGACTCTTGTACTCGACAAGGTTATCAGCGATATCAATCGAACCACCTTGGTATTCTTGTGAAATATAATATTGCTTAAGAAATTCACCAAAACGAGGATTTTCAGAATCAATTACCTCTGGTATTTGACTTTGAATAATTTCATTTATTTTAACTTTCGTTAGTGATGTCTGAATCATTAATATCCACTACTACTTGATGAACTTGATGATGAAGAGGTCGGAGATGACGACACAGGTGTTGATGAACTATCTATGGCACTTGTTGGAGTGTTGTTTATCACTTGACTATCAGCAGAGTGTGAGGATCCTGTCATTAGATTTCCATTTGCCATCGTGTGATAAGCACCATAGTATGGTTGACCATTTACATATCCAACTAAAGTAGCAGCACTTGATGTGCTTGTAATCATCGCTCCTCTTACCTTGGCACCATTTGTGTAACTTGATTGTGGATCATATCTAGTTCCAGATGTGTTTGCACCACTTGATATTGGATCCTCTCTCATATAAAAATTAGTATTAGACACATCAAATTGTAAATACAATTCTTTTCTTGCTAATACATCATTTGATTGCGGTATCGCTTGTATCTCAATAATATTATCTGATTTCAATGTGGATGTAACATTCACAGTATCAATTATCACTTCTCCTTTCTTGTAATCAACTGATCCAAATGAAGAAGATAAAATTTTGATAGAAGCATCAGAATTTATCTGGAATAAGAATAAGTTACCTTTGTCACCTGACACAAACTGATCAGCAAAGTAAACAGTTCCAGATACGCCAGATACTGTAAAACCTGTAGATTTGATATTGTAATTATCCTGATTACGATGGAAAGTATTGTCAAAACAAATTTCATATTGACTGAATACACCAATCTGAGCAACAAGATTTCTTCTTATTCTTATGGTTGTAATATTAGATGTGATTGAGTCACTTACTCGGTCAATTAGAGATAAAACTTTACTATACTTGAATCTACCACCGAATTTATTCAACTCAGGTCCACTTGCAAAAGTAGTCATGGCACTTATAATATCAGTTTTCAAGTTTTGTGGATCACCAATAAAGTTTGTATTATAGTAAACATAACTATCGAGTTCAACATATAAAAACTTCAAATCCATCATTTCAGGAACTATCCCTGCAACAGAATAACTCTTGAGTGATGTTAGTATTTGTTTCTTCGTAAACTCAGATAAGAAAGAACCATTTTTGGGTTTTGCTGCAATATAAACTCTACCGTATTTTGGAGGTGTTAGTTCTTCACCACCAAAAGCACTAACTGATTCTATATTGGCATATACAGATGGTACGATTGCCTCATAGTCACTTGCTGTAACAGCTCTATGCTGTGATGAATAGAGTCTAGGTGCATAATATCTCACACTTCTGAGATCTTCTATATCATCTCCATTTTCAGATGGAGTTTGAGGACTAATTATTGAAGTTGTATTTGTTTCTGTTATATTGTCTTGATCCGTAATCACACCAGAAAAAATCAATCTTGATACACCATTACCTTCTTTTCCCTCTGTCTTGATGTATGAAATATCAATTACATTTCCATTTTCTAGTTTAGATCCAAATATACCATCACCAAACAAAACCTCATACTTCTCATCTGTTGTTTCTTGAAGAAGATATATGTTAGACAAAGATGTAATACCAACAATATTATCTACTACTTTATATTCAGTAGCGGTTGTGCTAGAATTATTTTCTTTTATATTTACTCTTATAGTTGATGTGTCAACACCATTATTAGGAAGTATAAATCTTTGATTTGGTAATGAATCATTTACAACAAATCTACTTTCAAGGTATTGTCCTTGAAATAATTCAATCGCACCAGACGCTTCACCTGCTGATGCAGTAGCGGTTACTTTTTGGGGTATTGAAAATAAGTAATCTATATTTGAAACTGTACCGTTTCCAAATAAACCTGGTTGGAATGTAATCGATGTAGTTTCAGTATTCAGTCCTACAACAGTAAAGTTGACGAGCATTCTTGCTGCTCTTTTAGAACGTGGAACATATCCTATATTTCTTGCTAGTGATACAACATTTTCTCTAAGCGTTGCACTATCAATAAATGTTTCGTTTACAATTGCATTCGTGTTGTAAGCTGTTGTGTATGAATTATATGCAAGTACATTTACAAGGACAGACAAGTTTGAACCCTCAAAATCCATATCTGAGAAGTTTGAGTTTTGTCTTAGGTAATCTTTTATTGAAGTTTTTATATCTTCAAAATTTAGATTGGTAAACTGTTGCAGTGCCATTATAACCTTGTTGGTTCTAGAACGAATGTGACTGTTTGTGTTGGAGCAGAAAGTCCAACAATGTCATAAAATATAGTTACTTCAAGAGAGTTTTGATCTGGAGTTGATATAAAATCAACATCAGTTAGTTTTACTCTTGGTTCAAAATTGTTTAGAGTTGTTTCTATTTCCGATTTCATAGGATCAACAAAATCTGAACTTGCCAATTCAAATAATGATCCACTTACTTTTGTGCCAACTAATCTATTGAAAAATACTTCACCGAAATTTATACGAACTAAATTTTGCACAGAGCGTTTTATGGCATCCTCGTTTTTCAAAACCAAGATGTCATTTGTAACTGGATGCTTTTTAAAGGATAAAGAAATATCTTTGAATCCCTGTGAAAAAGTCTGTGCTGGCACTAGATATTTGTAGTCTGGGTATATTTATCATTATTTAGAGACAAAAAAAGACCCTCTTACTGAGGGTCGTCTTCATGTCCTAGATATCTGACCTCTATTTCATCAGGATGAGGGAAACCATTCTTATAATAATCCTGTGCTAAATCTTGAGTAATCTCTAGCATTTCTTCTTCCGTTATAGAACTGTATTCCTTGTCACCTTCGATGTAGATATCATATAATTCCATATTCGTAATGTTTATCATCACCGCTATCTATATGATTCTAGTTTTCTCATGTCCTACTCTGCACTGTGGATCTATCCATATTTCAAAACCTGCTTTGATTGCATCAAGACAGAAGGAGACATCTTCACCACACATATCTTGTACTTCACCAGAATCAAATACTTGCATTTGTGGAGCAAACCATGGATAGGTCATTTCTTTATGTTCAAACACACCTTTCTTGATAAGTAACCAACCAAACCCAGTATAGTCAACTGTGAATGCTTTACGACGCTTTACGATACCATCAACCATCTCATGATTCATAACACCACCGTTTTCTTTGAAATCATCCTCTTCTAACCAATGTGCACATGATGTGGTTTGCCCATCTTCTGTAGCATACCATCCACCTGCAATATCTTTATCCATTGCCATCACACGATAGAAGCTTTCATTTGTAAATACGATGTCACTATCAATCCATAGTTGATAATCGTAGTTGAGTTTACCATCCCAAGGTAGTTGGTCAGGTCCTCTGAGCACATTTGCACCAAGACACTTACATCTAGCAAAGTTCACCATGGAACTGTAGTCTTGAGATATTTGTATATTTGCTCCATTTTGTACCAACTCAAAACAAAGTGATACGAAATTCTTTAGGAAGATGTATGATACTTGTCTACCAGGTAGACAGAACACAATGCTTTTTCCTTTTAGTAATTCTTTTGCTTTTTCAATATCAAAAGTTTTCTCATCAGTTGGTGGTTTAGTTACCACTTTAAATCCTTTAGCCATAATTAGAGGTCAGTCAAAATCATTATAACACTTTATATAGCGTCTATCAACTCGATAATTTTTTCTGCAATAAGTTTGTGTCCTATCACACTTGGATGATTATTTGGAAGTGTAAAATTTTCAGGTATATACCCTTCTGGTATAATGCCAGAAGACATCATGTGTGGTTTCGGTGTTCTTTTCAAAATACCTCTATGTAAGTGAGTAAGAGGTTTGCCGTGATATAATTCTTGCCAATTATTTTTTAGTTCTAATTCCTTTCGATGGTGATCTGCTAAAAGAGGAATGTACCTTATACCCTTTTGTGTGCAGTATGTGTCAAAGAGAACTAAATTTTTCCACATATTCTCAATACCATTGTAATCATTGAATATCCACTTATAGTAAAAAGGAGCAGGGTGTTTTTTTTGGTGTATATGCATATCCAATATAGATCCATCTTTCTTAAACCACTCTATCCTTGTATGTAAAGTAAATTGAATCACAACAAGGTCAACAGGATTTTTATCAAGATATGCGATAGATTCTCTTACAATGCGGTCATTACTTATACCATTCCACGCTAAATTTACTTCTTCTGCACCATAGTGATTTGATACTAATCTACTATATCTTTGATTTTCACGATCTGTAATTTCATCTCCCCATGTAATAGAGCAACCATTATATAAAATTTTCATCAATAAACTATCACACCATACTTGTTTGAGAATATCTCTGCATCTTGCCAAGTATTTACTATTGGTTTACCTTTTACATTCAATGATGTATTTAATAATACAGGACATCCTGTACGCTCGTACCAGCACTCTAAAATCGGTCTCAGTATGCTTTCAGATGTCTCTGGGACTGTTTGTACCCTAGCAGTATTATCGACGTGCACAACAGCAGGTATGGCATGTGGTTGTTTGCACTTATAAACATATGACATATATCTTGAATGAGGTGGCATGTCAAAGTAGTCTTGAGCATGTTCTTCAAGCACAGCAGGTGCAAAAGGTCTGAACTTATCTCTTTTTTTGATTTCGTTCACTAAGTCTTTGGTGTCTGCTTGTCTCGGATCCGCCAGTAGACTTCTATTACCGAGAGCACGAGGACCAAACTCAGCACGGCCATTTGCAATGCCCACGACTCTTTTTTCGAGTAATGCATCTACAACTCTCCTAGGATCGCATAGTTTTTGTATATTGTACCCAGTATACGGTGTAAACTGAACTTTGCCACCATATGCAAGACATGCTGCTCCTAGAGCACCTCCAGCGTCACCAGGATTCGGCATAATCCACATATTGTACATTTCCCTCAAACCACTGTTTACAACGCAGTTGAGAGCGACTCCACCACCATAGCAGATGTGTTTGCTATATTTTGCTGCTTTTGCAAATATAGTGTTCAATTCTAGTTGTAATATTCTTTCTGCACTTTTTGCGATATCTTCTTTCTTATAATTTCCTAATCTGCATCCTTTATGATTATTCTTGTATAATTGTCTCTCAACTACGTTCATATTCACTGGATGACCGAATGCTGCCATTCCCATGAAAATATACTCTTCATCAAGAGGACGCAGACCTGCCCACTTCGTAAGTGCAGAATACCACAATCCTATTGAATATGGGTAAGTGCGTGACCATCTTTTCCTATAAACTGCTTTTCCGTCTTTATATTCCGCAGTCCATATAGATGTAGTGTCCCATTCACCGATACTATCGACAACCACACATGCTGCCTCATCAAACACTGATGTTTGGAAAGCTGCTGCAGCATGAGATTTGTGATGATCAAAATACAAGTTAGGTTTCAATGCGAGGTGTCTTTCTCTTCTCCACGCCTTTTGACCTGCAAAAAACTGCCTTGTCCTCTTCAAAAGCGGTTTTTCGTAAAAAGCAGTTACACCAGATTGATCAATCAGCATAGCAGTTGACGCTGCAGTCAAATCAAGGTGTTTATCGTGTTTTCTTTTTGAATACCTTTCTGAGTGTGCTGCATAACAAATTTTTCCATTATTGACAACTGCGACAGCAGCATCATGGAAACCTTCACTAAATCCGATCATTAGTCATCATCTTCATAAATGTAGGGGTCTTCCCTACGCATTTTCCAGAGATTGTACTCACCCTTTATCCATTCCCAAAGTCTTTTCATTATGTGTCCATGACTGTGGTATATATCCAAATGTATCATACCATTTTATGTAAATTGATGCAAATTCAACTTTTGCTTTCTCTATGATGTCGGGGGTCAGTTCCTGAATGTCGGATTCCCATTGATCGTTCAAATATGAGATATGAGGTGCATTTATTCCTAAATCGGGAACATAAGCGTTTGGGTAGATATTATCAACCAAATAACCCATAAATTCTTTTGATTTGCCATCCCAGAACTCTTCCATGATGATTACTTCGACATTGAAGTGTTTTTTCCATCTTTTGTAAAGTGTAGAGTAACAAATACTTGGTGACCAGTCAAAAAACAGTTTTTCTATATTATCTGGTCTTCTTGCGTTGATGACAGACCAAAATCTACGGATTGGGTCTCTAAAAATCATTACAACAGTAATATCAAAGTGCTCATTTAGAATAGATGCGTATTTTTGTAAAAATTGATCTGATAACTCTGAATTTGGGTTTGAAAAGTCTGCAACCGCTTTATATTCATTTTTTATATGTGACCAATGTTTTTTATAGTATGAAATATACTTTTCAATAGAAAATGGAGATGTATAATGTTTTCTCAACTCTTCTTGTGTCCACAACCCCTTTACAAGTGGACTATGTTGGTTTACAAGCGGATGTTTACGACCAGGTCCCTTTCTACCACTACCATCTGGATTATCTAACCACTTTGGTCTAAAGTATGTAGAGTAAAATTTTGTTTTTTGTTTTATTTGATTTTGTTCACTTAAATCAAGCAGATGTAAGTAACCGTGCTCTTTTTCATGACCACCATGACACAATTTGTGATTTACAGCGAACGTATAGTACAAGGGTGTTGTACCACTCCAACCTGTGCCAGCACTCAATACTAATTTCGGTTTCATATGAGTTTCATGATGTCATTAGCGATCATCCAATGACCAATACGGTTTGGATGTCTCTTTGGTAGTCTTGGATATTTCTTATCCTCTAATCGAAGGTCATATGACTCACCATCTGCATTAATCGTAGTAATGATAAGGGGAGTTGACCCCCAGTGACCCTTTACTGCTGTGTATGCAAGTTTCTCGTATGCAAAACCATACTCACTACTATAAATATTCTTGTAATACTCTGTCCACCAGTCTATATGGTCTTCGTGGGGTTTATTATGATGAGGTGAACCTTTTCTAAGCAAACTCTGATGGACATTTGCCCATCGTTTAGATTTTGTATCATAGTACTCGGTTCTATTCCTCAATGTCAGTTGAATTATAGCTATATCATAATCCTGTGGATTCTCTTCTAAAGATGTTCTCATTATGTAGAAATTACTACAACCAGATTTAGATTTATTCACCTCTGTAGCATTTAGTCTATTACATATGAGTTTACTAAATCTATCATCTTTGTTTTCGAGTTCATTACCCCATGTCCAAGAGCAACCATTAAAATAAATTCTCATGAGCAAACCAAAGTTACTATTGGGAGTCGGAACTCCTTTTTCTGGAGTGTCTTCCTTATTATACACACTATCCGTAGATAATGCTTATTGTCATGGTTGGAATCCCACCTCTAAAGATTATCTATCTCTTGTTGCTGGAGAAATAGGTGGCATAGAGCTAAAACCATTTGAACCAGACACACTCAAAAAGCGTAAGTTATATAGAGAAATTGTAAAAAAGAGAGTATCAAAGTTTGCTTGGAGAATGGATAATCCTAGTGGTAACAGACCACCAGAGATAACAACCACAAACTCTCTTGTAAACGGTGATATGGACATAGCGACTGAAAAGGCACTTATGTCAGAACCTTTCACTGTTCAGAAATATATTGATTATCAGTTAGCACATTGGGAAAAAATAAAAGATAATTTTCAATCATTGGTTGACTTTGGTTCATTTGTGGGTTTCACTGAAGAAGCACTTTCAGCACTAATTCCTAAATTACAAGAATCATTTGATGTAAAGGTGATCATGATATTCAGAGACCCTGTGCGTAGACACTGGTCAATGATGAATAGTAGAAGATACACTAATAGAGTGTTTTATGAACAAACCACTGTGGGTGTATCAACTGCCTATGATGATCCATATACAAGTGTAAGTGGTCAAAAGAAATCACTAATAGATCGTGAATTGAATGAATTGAATAATAGAGCGTATGGTATCGAAGCAAAAACAGTTATGGAACCAGAGAAGTGGTTTGAAAATTTCCTTACTTATAGAGGTAACAGAAATGGTGGATCACATTATGCACCTATAAATATTCGCACGAAGAAGACATCACTGACAATTGATGAAGACTACGCAGAAATATACACAAAGTTTGTTAATGTATTAGGTGCTGGTAATGTTCACGCTACTGTCATGGAACAATTATTTGGTGGAGTCACCGCAGCGAAAGATGCACTATCTACTTTCTTAGGTTTTGATATTGTAAATCTTGCTAATTGTGCGTATGTCCCTGAGTCTGGCATCAATGCCACACAACATCCATATCTCCAAGACCAGTGGTCAACTGACAAAGTTGAAATAACTGATGAACTCAAAGCGAAAGGTAGACAGTATTTGAAAACCACTTACGATAATTATGCAGCAACATTTGGATCAATCCCTAGCGAGTGGACACAAGCCTAAATTATTATTTGGTGTAGGTACACCTTTTTCAGGCACAACTTCATTATTGTACACATTGTCGTGGACAAATGACTATTGTCATAATTGGAAGGCACAACAACATGGTTTCCTTCAATACATGGACTTTGAGTGGAGTGCCACTAAACAAGGTCATGAAATAAGTGATACTCCTGAGAAAGAACTAAGAAAGTATAAAGTTTGGTGGCCAGGTAGTGAGCATAGCATATATGAGAACAACTGGAAGTTACATGCATATAGGGATTTTAGAAAGAAGGTAGAATATAAAACTAAAAGATATAGATGGCACGTAGACAACCCTTCCAATTCAAAACCACCTGAGTTGGTGTCTAATAATCCCAAAGTAATTGGTGGGGAGATGATACCTGATGTCGAGAAGAAATTTATATCTCAACCATTCACTATACAGAGGTATGTGGACTATCATTTGGCACATTGGGAGAATATAAAGGATAACTATCAATCACTTGTAGATTTCAATAATTCAAACGGTATGTTGAGTCAAGACTTCTTGAATAAGAACATACCAATCCTACAGAAGTATTTTGATATCAAAGTTGTTATGATATTCAGAGATCCTGTAAAAAGAATATGGTCTTTACGTAATTATCGAAAATATAATGACATTGATGGTTCAGATAAAGATAGAAGAGGATGTAATGTTTATAAGGATACAAAGAACTCTGGATATAGAACACAGAAGTCTACTGAAAAACTTGAAAGCACCGACCCCACGGAGAACTGGGATTATATGAATGATGGGATTGAAAAGGTTGACGGTGACTCTTACAAAATGACTGAGAGAAATATGATAAGATATAATAGAAAGGAAAAACGTACCCCATCAGACTACGCACACTTATACAAGAAATTTGTAGAAGTAGTGGGCAAAGACAACGTGCATCACATGGTTATGGAAAAATTGTTTGCAGGTGATAAGGAAACAAAAGACTCACTGTCTTCTTTTTTAGGATATAAACTTGGAGACATAGCAAAATGTGTATATGTTCCAGACTTAGGAATAAATCCACCGAAACATCAATATTTACAGGATCAATGGACATCTGATGTGCTTCCTCTTACAGATGAGTTGGCAGCAGGTGGTAGAATAGCATGTAAGAAGTATTATGATGATTATGCCGAGTTATTCGGTGGTATACCTGAGGAGTGGTTACAATGAAGATAATACATGATGTATTATCACCAGAATTACTAGCACATTGTAATGGTGAGATAGATTTTAGATTGACTGAGGAGTCTTGGACATTCAGTAACAACAACTGGGATTCTTATTTGTATAAAGGTATACCTGGTACTTGTTTAGCGTCAGAGGTATCAAAAGGTCTCAAGCTGAAAGTGCTTGCAGCAGTTCGTAGACATCTACCTTTGGTAAAACATGACAAATACCATCTAAACTATCATTACTGGTTACACAACTCAGGAGTTCAGTGGCACGAAGATAAAAAGTATGTTTTTGGTGCAACCTTGTATTTGAATGACTGGAAAAAGGAGTGGGGTGGTTTATTTTTGTGGCAAGACAATAAAACTGGCAATATACATGGACAGATACCAAAAACAGGCACTATTGCAATAGTTGATCAGTCAGAGTTTCATAGCGTAACTCAAGTATCACCTTTTGCACCGTATCCACGACGTGCAATCCAAATTTGGGGAATGAAATGAAATTATTATTAAATCCTGGTGCTGGATGGTCTGCCACAACACCATTTTTGTATACATTGTCATACCATCAGAAATATTGTCATTGTGGTCATCAAAAAGAGTCAGGATATCTTAGAAAAGTATATTCCAATGATTTTGATCAATCTATAGTTGATTCTGATTGGAATGCTCCACAGAAAAAAATAGATTCCCCTATGGGAAAAGTTTTATCAGTCAGGAATCAATATGTGAAGCATTTTGACCCACACTTCTTAGAACAGTATTATAAGGAACCATGTACAATTCAAAATTACATCGAATACTATAGAAGACACTGGGAAGCTATAAGATGGGAGTATGAGTCGGTTTCAGACTTCTCAAATTTCAATTTTTCACTACCAATCGAGTTTTTACAAAAAATTACACCAATTTTACAAGAATTTTTTGAAATAAAAGTCACTTTTCAATTTCGTGATCCAATTCGTCGATTTTTTTCAGAAGTTGGAAGTGGTATAGTCAAAAATATTGATGGAGATGATGATTTGAAGGAAAGAATTTGGAGAAAATCAAAAAATCACAAAAAATTGTTTCTTTACAAGTTGAAAAAAGGTCATTTTTCGCCAAATTGCGAATATTTGTCAACTTTTGAGAAGTATCAAAAAGTTTTTGGTGAGAAAAATTGTCATTTTGTAATCATGGAAGATTTTTGGACAAAAAAAGACGAGTTGGAGAGACTTTCGGACTTCTTATCACATAAAATTACCAAAGTTCACCAAAATTGCTACGTTCCAGACATGGGAAGTCGTGCTCCTCGCCTTGAGTGGTTGAAAGATCAGTGGGAGAGTGACCTTATAGACATAGATGAAGAGATTTTGTATGAAGCAAGGACAGTTATGAGACCTTTTTACCTACACTGGCAAAACAAATTTGGAAAATTGCCTGATTCATGGGTTGACAATGTATTATAATTATACTATGATACAAATGTAACGACGGTTACGTCGGGAGTGACTGAATAAACTTACTGGCAAACGCTAGTTAAGGTGATGAGACACAGGTGGTGCTGCTACGAAAGTAGAATCGATTTACCAATCGGGTCTCAGGCAAGAACGTTTTTACTCTGTAGTAATGCCCGTTCTTTGTTGGTATACAGGATTCCAACCTCCCTCTTTTTCTTATGAAACCAAAACTTATATTATGTGTGGGTACAGGTTGGTCTGCTACAACACCCCTCTACTTCACATTTCAAAAAAATAAAGTTGCTACATGCTTGAATAAAGAACCTCATATTCTTTCATATCTACATGCACCTAATGCATTTAGCAACATGATGAAGATCAAATATAATACAGGTTACTTGATTCCAGAGGGTTTTCGAGAGAGAACAAAAGAAGAGAATGCGATGGCGACTATATGGTTGAATCCTTCTCTTGATAATTATGTAAAATTTCTCAAGCATTACTATAACCATATCAAAGACGAGTATCAGGCAGTCTGTGACTTCTCTACAACCTATGCAGGGTTCAATATTCATCAGATCATGACCTTTGCTAAAACACTCAAAGAAAATTTTGATGTCAAGGTGATAATGATACTGAGAGATCCTTTTCGTCGTATGGTCTCACACTTCAATCATGTATACAGAGATAACCCAATAGAAGAACTCTCAAAAGCGTTTCTCTACATTCGACGCTTTGATAAGAATTCATTCCAATTCCCTTTAGAGACAAGAGGATGGCATCGAAAGAACTTTGAGGCATTTGCCAACTCTAACTATCATAGAATACACCAGAACTGGAAACAGTTCTTTCCCACTCACTCTATTATCATGGAAGACCTCTGGGCGGGTCGTAATTCAGAATTAGAGAGACTCAACGGGTTTTTGGGTACAAATATCACTGAACTACATGAGAACGCATACTACCCTGACAGAGGAGCAGATGCACCACACTATCAAAACCTACGTGATCAATGGGATAGTGATACAGTGACACTCGATCCTAAGACGGTAGAGAGGGGAAGGAGAGCAATGCATTATTACTATGAGTCATGGGAGAGACTTACGGGCACAAACCCTTGGAAGAATGATGAGTGGATCTAAACCACTCTTTGTCATATGTGTCGGCACAGGATGGTCAGCAACGACTCCATTGTATCGCACACTTCAAGATACCAAGATTGCCAACGCTTTTATCAAAGAATCAAACATACTATGCCCCAATCTAGACTTCAGTGAGAAGTACAAAGCTACCAAGAATAACATATACCTGAATCCAACTATTGATAACTATATCACCTTTCTTCACGAATACTATCAGAGTATAGCTGATGAGTATCGAGGTGTATGTGATTTTACTACCAGCTATGCTACATTACCATCTGATATCATTTCTACATTCGCAGATAAACTCAACAATAACTTCAATGTCAAGATACTGATGATCTTCCGAGATCCAGTGAGAAGATTGTTTTCACATATATCACACCTTACCAATACCAGTCCAAATGCCTTTATGAAGGAGATACTCTTCTATCTTCGTAAGATTCCAAATGAATTAGTATATCCTACACAGAACTATAACTATAAACTCAGAAACTTTGAACCCTTTCTCTTTGCTAACTATCAGTTGATATATGATACATGGAGATCATTCTTTGATACACATTACATTATCATGGAGGATCTCTGGGCAGGGAGAAACAACGAGTTAGAACGGTTGAACACCTTTCTTGGGGCGAATATTACTCAGGTACATGAAAACGTTTATTATCCAGATCAAGGTGCCAATCCTCCAAAACTTGCAGGTCTTGCTGATCAATGGACTTCTGATACTGAGAACCTAGATCCAAAGTTACTTCATCTTGCTCGTAGAATGATGGCAAGACATTATGAATTCACAGATGCTTGGAATATTGACGAGTGGTTGTAAGTATGTTATAATAAGAAAAACAAACATATTATGCCTTTATTCTTGATAGTACTCGGAGCATCTGGTATTGGTGCCTCCATTGCTCTTTATATTCTTCGTAAGTATGACGACCCTAATACCTAAAAATCTATAGGGGGTTTTTTTACTGGGAAAAAAATTTTGATTTATCGATACCTCTGTCGATGGTGAACGTTTGTAGGTTAGGAAGAAGGTACTTTTTATATACGGGCACCCCCATGGGGGCAAAAATTACGTAACATATTATACACTGTCGAAAAGGGGTGTTGACAACGTGTCAAGTATCAAATGATACAGGGTCGTGTAGTGTGAGGTACATTGGGATTGTGAGTAACCTTGCACTTGACACGCTGTCAAGGGGTGGTAACACTCTGGACTTATTGACAATGCCAGAGTGAGGTAAACTAAGCGTTTACCATTTGGTTGTATAGTTCAGTAAGTAACCAACGCTTGGAAACTTTAGTTGGGAAGTACTTGACACGCTTTCCAGATGGACTAACTGTAAAACGAACTTCATCACGAAGGCATAACGGATCGATTGCCTGTTTGAACATTCTCTTACAGTTGGATGTCTGCCAGTTTGGATCTACTGCCTGTGCAATTTCTGTGAGTGTCATTCCTTGTGGATTGTTCTTGATTATCTGAAGAAGTTGCTGAGTGCTTACCTGATAGTCAAGGTCTCTGCTATTAGTGTTGATGTTGAATGACTTAGCAGGTGTTGGAGTTGTGAAGAACATAATAAAGGTCGATTGCTGTGTTACTCCTTTATATTAACATGTATCTCTGGTGCTGTCTACCCCCAGATCAAAATATATTCATTTAGATATATTTGCTATTTTGTATAAAATGTACATAGACATTCAAATTTTTCTGTGCTAGAATGAGGGTAGAGCTTGGAGTCGGTGTAACATATGATACATTGTATAAAATGTACATTGCATTACCTGGTAGATCGATTATAATAGAGGAAAGAGATCTGAGGTAAGATCTATAAAATGTTCGACACTCACCCTGCCTACAATTAATTTAAAAAAATCCAACCCTCCTAAGTTTAGCATATATTTTAGAATCTGTCAATGTATAAAATGATACGTCCTGATGTATCATATGTACTTGACTTCTCCTCAAAATTCGGTTACATTTGGATGTATAATATGATACAGTAGTGCCTTGTGCCAATCTTTCAGGTGTCCCCCTGTGGAAAAACCTGTGGAAAAGTGCTGTGGAAAACTCCTGTGTGGGTTTCCGAGCATTGTATCATATGTACTTGACAATCTGGTAGACTGCTGCCTAAGAGTGCTATAAGATCACATCTTTATAACAATATGAAGTAATATAGTGAAAGCAATAGAAAGCAATACTATGTTTTT